TCCACTAAAAGCTTCAGTAAGAACTAATTAAAGTCCGTCCATCAGCCCAATGCTCACAGAACTCCAACTAGTGAAAGTCAGAGGAGCTTATCATACGATAAAACAGGTTTAGAAAACTCAATAGGACCAACAAACCTGTCAGAAACAATGTCCTTACTAGGGTTCTGCCAACCCCACAAATGCCAATAGATTCTCCCACCACGTGTGAGGGGATCATTAAAACTCACTCCATCTGGTGTGGATTTACTCCCGGGTATCAATTCCAGGGTCCATGATCTATTGGGTTTGTGCCAAATTGACATCAGCCTAGCTCTTGAAAGTTCTATATCGTCGAACCTTCACTTCCAACGCCAAATTTACATAAATTTGGAAATCAGCATGTGTGCCTTCCTGAGGTTTATTACCTCCCCGTATTCATCTCGGGCCCTCATCCAATCTCAGTTGCCAAACTTCGATCTTGAGTACAGAAGGTGTTGTACACATACCTTTAGACTTATCGCGCCAAACGTTCACGTTAACCAGTGCCCCAGGGAATATTTCACCTTTACTACACTGACTTAACCCCGTGTGAAGCGGGGGTGCTCATATCTGACAAAAAGCACCAAATCTTCATACTGAGCCAGGGGACGGCATACCACCCTGGAGAAAGCCTATTACTCAGCACGTAGTTCGTTTTTATCGAGGGGAACCATAGTCCTCTATCCCAAGTGGGAGACTCTACAACCATCAATTACCGATTTCACGGGAACCAAAGTGGTATCACACAAATGTGTGAGTTTTGATGTTGTGTAAAACAAAACACAAAATAAAGCATAACTCCAATCAATTAAGACCAGAGGTTCTCAACAAATTTAGCAGACTGGCTTGTTGACAACCAGACCCCGTTACTCTCAACGGGGTGAAGGAACATCGCAAGTACACTTTTCACCAGGTGGGTGGAATGGTAGTTTGCACTTCATAGCCATATCTTTGGCAAAATACTGCTCAATACCCGATGAATTTGGGGTACAAACATTATTATACCTATTCAGCATATCCCTATAGCTGTACTGTTGAGCACAGGCAAAAGAGATAGCGGCAGTCCATCCAGCTATGTATGGTGCAACATCCTTGAAAATTATAGTTTTACCCGCCGCATACGCGTCGTAAATAACACGAATTTGCACATGACGGATACGCCTAAATCTCCTCACCCAATCCTGCGACGGCATTCGCCCCAGGCCATCTCCACATTCCACGGGTATGTGAATTCCTGAAAATTTCTCTGCACGTGACAATGGCAAAGTCGAGACAACAAATTGTTTATCACAACTCTCTATGATCCACTTAGGTCCTGAAACAGCAATACGTGGTTGAACGTATATCAAATGATCCTGTTCACCATGGTTTGCCATCATTTTCTTGTCAGTGTGCATGTCAACCAGCAATTCCATTGATGCCTGCGGTCTGTAGGGCATAGCTCCATGTTGTTGCGCCTCATGAAAACATCTAGCCTGATCCCAGGTTGGGAGATCAGACCAAGATGGTATTTTACTCACATAAAACGAGCGCAATTCCACGAACTCAGCCTTATCTTGATGTGCCCACATTTCAATCAGTGCACTACGTGCATTATCTTTTAGTGCCGACATCACATCCTGACCGCGGCCCGCCACCCAGTGCAATGAAGAGTAGATTGCCGTTTTATCGAGTGGAGCATATACCTGTCCATTGTCTGCCAACTTAAAGCCTCTCTTTAAGAAATCAAGAGATAAGAGAGGCTTCTCAGTAAGAGTCGGTGACAACTTATCACTACCATCAGTAATAGTGACTCTCCATTTGGCCATGGTTTTCTTTATCACATCACCATTGAACACCTCCAAAATAGAGGGGTCAACAGCGATCAAATTATCATCCCCATAAACCAATAGAGTGACATACTCACTGAAATGATTGCGTGGAACCCCAGGCACAACTGTTTTGTACACCATTCTAACTAAAATCTCGTTAAAAATGGAATTTAACAACACCGTTAAAGCACATCCTGAAGGTATTCCAGCCCTCACTTCATAAGCATCGGCTCCACAAAGTGACTTGCGATTACATATGGCCATCAAAAGATTTTTCCGGCCGTTTTTGGATTTTTGGGAGTCACCGTACATCGTATTGATCATATCTCCAATGCAAGATAACATCTGCCCTGTCATTAGACCATCAAAAGATGAATAATCACAGTTCAAGGCATTCTCACTTCTTTCCGCTAAACGATTGTACAGTGTTTGCCACTCGCGGGAATACGCATTAATCCCCACTTGGCATGGTAACCTACCCCGATTCTTCTGAAGGAATGCCACAAAGTATAAAAACTTCTTGCGTAGCATAAAATTGTAACTCAGGGGTAGAGCAGAGAACAACCTGGTTTTTGGTTTACCAGTAACCTTTCGGACTGGCAAGCGCTCATCTTTGGGTGTTTCAACGCAAATAATTTCGGGAACAATTTCGTGCACAGTCTCTTTCAGGTATTCAATATCCTGCGCAACCATGGTTCCCTGTATCAATTGCTTCCTACACCCGTCTCCAGTTGGCTCAAAATACCTAGCCTTGCCTTTCTCTCCGATGTTGCGTTCCTTAATATAAGGATATCCCTCGGACGTTGACATAACCAACGCATCGAAGAAATCCTCACCATCAATACCATTGATCACAACATCATCATCGGCATCACCAAAGGTACCATCCTCACAATCGTGCCAAGTTTCAACAATTTCTTGAGCGACTTCACGCAAAAGCTTCTCATCAACTAAACTCATTGGCTCCTCATACTTGGACATACCATTCTTCAGTGGATCATATGCCTCGTGTTCCGTACCCCTCAGACGGGTATCCCCCTTTGCTAAAACACTAGGTATCTTAACATCGTGGTATGGTATTTTAACCATTTCTGGAACTTCCACAAACTGTGTTTTTGTTGCATAATAGGGTCTCTCAACAGGATTGGACACAAAACCAATCTTCGTACACCCAAGTGTGTCAATACCAACTCTCTCTTCCAATGGGGGCATTCGTGAATGGCACTCAAAATGTGGCACATACGGGATCAAACATGCCATTGATGTATATTGCCCTGTTGGAGTCACACCACCCGCAACGTGAATGCCCACAACCCTGTATTCACCATCAACTAGGGCTGTCATGATAGCTCCGCAATCTTCAACTGTGGTTGGGGAATTAGAATGGAGATACTTTGGGATATCGTTGTAATAAGGCGCTCCATCCACAAAAGTAGAAATAGTTTGCCTAGTTGTAGTGATATTACCAATAGCATCCCATTTATGCAATGTTGGCACATCCCCATCCACATTCTCCAAACCAATTGTGTGATCACCACAATGTCTTCGCAATTTGATGACAGCTCCAAAAAGTTGGAGTGTTCCCTTAAGCTTAGCATGGTCGAAAGCAAAAGCATTGTGGGCTGGATTGGGCAACGGACTGAGCACATTATCAGCATATTGTACAAGCTCAGTATCGGGAAACTCAGTGAGACGGGAAGGATCATACAAAAATTCGATCTTCCCACTCTGCACACCTCTGGCAGTATAATTACACATGATACGATCACCTTTACGCATCGCCATGGCCTGATGTTTAGTCATGAGTAGTGAGCGCCCATAGAAGCGCACGGCACAAATGACACGACCACCAGGAATAGTTAAACGCACCAACAAATCAGTTTTAAATTTCGCGTCCTCATCCGCCAATTTCTTGGAATCATCCTGAGAGTGCGCCATCATTCGCTGTCTATACGTTGTTGGCAAATTGCGTGACCGATAACTTTGAACTGAAGCACCAGAACTATAAACAGAGTGTGCATCAAGTTGAGTTATCAAGGCTCCAGCCATGCCAGCACTGGAGCCACCTACAAAAGCATTAAAAATAGAAAAGAAAGTACTATATGCGAAATAAATCATAATAAAAGCACAACAAACTAGAAAAATCCGTCCACCATTTTCAACCACCTTATCATAAGATGATTTTAATGATTTCAAAACACGCACCTTCATATCAATTTGAAAATTGAAATCTTTATCAGCTTTCAATTGCTCAAACCTCTTTTGCAAGAGTCGGAAATACACACGCTCACCGAGAGGTAAGCGCGAGAAGAACTCCCTATGATCCGCTGGTGTTTCGGCAGACATCTTATCTACAGATTCTACAAAAGAGGGACCTTCTATCATGCCCTCAATAACAGTTTGCACAAATTCTGAAACTCCCTCATCAGCCATAGCTGTTGACAACGTTGGAATACGTGCCAAACAAGCTTCTTCAAATCCGTCCGGAGGTAGTTCCAGCAACTCATCACACACATTCTTCAAGCTCACTTTGTAAAGTTTACCATCCACCGCAAGGTTTGCATCTAGCCAATTCTCACGATATGTATCGTAGTTTGTGTCTGCCAAATGCTTCGTCATCACAATACCAGCCCGCAGAAAATCTTGAATATCATTATGTATTGGATGAACCCTGCGGTGTGACCCCAAGTAGTGAGCCTGAAGCTTCTCCTCTTTTTCATCGTGAGCAGCTGCCTTAATCTTAATTTCATCAATGAGCGCCTCACAATTGCGCCACTCACCAATTTGCTGCTCCGTCTTTCGGTCCACAAAAACAGCTTCACAAGAAGCATGCGGGTTGGTTGGATCGAATTCACTATCTGGCTTTCTACGGCACCAAACCACCACATTGCGACGGTTTTGGTACGCAACCCTATCTTGAATCTCAGCCTTTGTTGGTGCATCAAAGAAATTGGAAGAGGTTACTATCACTCGTGATGAAAATAACATTCCTTTCTCCTCAACGGCGGCCATGTTAAGTGCATAAGGCTTTGAGCCCACAAGTTGCATGAACTCTGACTCAAGACTTGGCTGCGCAATTGTAGCTGATAGATCGTCAACCGTCACAACAGCTTGTCTTGTGTAACCTGGCCAAAAATTATCACGGCCATTCTTTGCATAGGTGTCACCAGCTGGTAATCCTAGCTCATCAGTTAGCGCATCTATAATAGGTTCCATCAACAACGATTTCCCACAATGAGATTCGCCATAAATGTAGACCCAGAATGGTTCTTTGCGCCTTCCTTCCATCTTCCCTGCCATTGCACACCTAGCACGTATACTCTGTAGCTCAGTGACGTACTTCCCAACTATGAATCCGTAATCCACATTTGTTGTACGTTTGCCCTTGGCTAGGGACTGTTGCAGCTTCCACCCCTTAGAAAGAGCCCGGGTGCACATTTCAAGAAGCAAAGGATCAGTATTGGCTGCTGTTTGAGACTGCAAGATGATATTCTGTGAATCACGGATCCACTTCACTATATCAACCTTTGTTAATCGGGCAATCTCATGGAAGAATGTGTCTCTCCTGCCACTATACATGTCCCACGCATCTCCTATGCATTCAATAGTCCATCCCATGAACTCTTTCATAGCATCCTTACCACGCCTAATTTGATCAAGCGCAGCACCATACTTTCCAGCATATTGCAGTGTGCCCAGAGGAGCGGCAATCAAACCACTTCCAATTGCGTTCAAGAAACGCAAGGGCACTTCCCCAACAGAATGGGCAATCATATCAGCATCACCATGTACAATGGCGCGCACTTCAGCTGGCGAGGTTTCTTTTTGGACATAGAGGGAAATGATGCTCTGTTTGATTGTTCTCATCAGCATTTTGACAGCACCATTGTCATCCAAAGCAGTATATCCCATGTAGGCCAGAATGCTTGACAAGAAACACCCCACAAGGACACCTGGATAGGCGATAATCTCCATCTTCACTAAAATCTTCTCAATAATGGCTACAATGCCAGCCGATAATAGCATGGCACTGGCCCACCACAT